ATATCATTATACCATTTTTTTTTAATTTTCTAAAACTTAAAACAGCATCTTCTAATACATATTCTGGTTCGTGATTTCCATCAATATAAATAATATCAAAAAAATCATCTTGAAACTTTGGTATTTCTAAATTTGAATATCCACGATTTATTATTATTTTATCTTTAACTCCAGAATTTTCAATATTATTAATAAATGCGTTATAAATTTTTGATTGATGATTTTTATATTCAGGATATTCATTATAATCTTCCCAAGGGTCTATACAATATAATTTACTATCAATATGTAATCCATAAGTTTTTGCAACAGATAATATATTAGCACCATAAAATGCTCCTATTTCTAAATAATTTATTGGTTTATTATAATAATTATTTATATCAACATGATCAAACCAGTTATATGGTAATTTATACGAAATTCCAACAAAATTATTTAACATGAATATAAATATTATTTAATATAATTATATTAATAATAATAACGTATATTATTATTATTATTTAGTGATTTATATTTGTGAAGTATTAATAACCAAGTTAAAAGTTAAAATAAAAAAAGATATTTATTTTTGGTTTTTGATTTTATTTTTGGCTATACCTTTTCCCAAAAGGTATATAGGTATATAAAAAATTGATTTAAATAAAGGAGTTAAAAAAGTAATATTAATAAATAAAATACAACTATTTACAAAAATGAATTTTGAATCAAATGACGCCTTTTTAACCAACAAATATCAGCAAAAAACAGACAAACAACATATTTTAGACAATCCAGATACTTATATTGGATCTGTCGAAAATGTGGATGCGGACTTATGGATTTTGGAGGAAAAAGGAGAAAACGATTCTAAAGTATTGAAAATCATAGAAAAAAACATTCGTTATATTCCAGGACTTTTCAAATTATTCGATGAAGGCATTGTCAATTGTCGTGATCATGTTATTCGACAAGCACAAGCGATTGCAAATAAAGTTGAAAATGCTCTTCCTGTAACCAATATTGATATTTCGATTGATCTAGATGGAACAATTACCATGTATAATGACGGAAATGGTATTGATGTTGCTCAACATCCAGAATATAAAATATGGATTCCGGAACTCATTTTCGGTCATTTACGTACTTCCACCAATTATGACAAAACAGAGAAAAAAATCGTCGGAGGTAAAAATGGCTTTGGATTTAAGTTAGTTCTCATTTGGTCCACTTATGGTTCGATTGAAACCGTTGATCATGTAAGAGGTCTTAAATACAAGCAAGAATTCAAAAACAATTTGGATGAAATTTGTCCGCCGGTAATCACGAAGTGTAAGTCTGCAAAACCATATACCAAAATAACTTTTAAACCAGATTATGCTCGTTTCGGTATTTCCAAAGGACTTACGGAAGATATGATTCAAATGTTGAAAAAACGTGTTTATGATATTTCCGCAGTGACCGATAAGCAAATCAAGGTCAAATACAATGGACAAGTGATTGGAACCAAGAATTTTCAGCAATACATTGATCTTTATATTGGTTCAAAAGACACAACTGTTCGTGTTTATGAGGAAGCGAATGAACGCTGGGAATATGCTGTTGCCCTTTCTCCAACCCAAGAATTTATTCAAGTATCCTTTGTCAATGGTATAAATACTTACAAAGGCGGGAAACATGTGGAGTATATTTTGGGACAAATCACAAGAAAATTAGTAGAATACATAGAAAAAAAGAAAAAGATCAAAGTCAATGCCAATTCCATAAAAGAACAATTGGTTTTGTTCTTACGGTGTGATATTGAAAATCCTGCTTTTGATAGTCAAACAAAAGACTTCATGAATACGCCTGTTGCTAAATTCGGTTCATCATGCACCGTTAGTGATAAATTCATTGAGAAAGTGGCGAAAATGGGCGTCATGGATTCGGCTTGTGCGTTAACAGAAGTCAAGGAATCCAAATTGGCCAAGAAAACAGATGGCGCGAAAAGTAAAAATATTCGCGGTATTCCAAAATTGGTCGATGCCAATTGGGCAGGTACTGAAAAATCCAAAGACTGTATTATCATCTTTTGTGAAGGAGATTCAGCCAAGGCAGGTATTATATCCGGGCTTTCCGCTGATGATCGTAATACGATTGGTGTGTATCCGATGAAAGGAAAGATTCTAAATGTACGCGGTGAGAATATAAAACGTATTAATGAAAATAAGGAAATCGCTGAAATCAAGAAAATCTTGGGGCTTGAAACAGGAAAGGATTATGTGTCTTTAGCCGATGTTCATAAAAATTTGAGATATGGAAAGATTCTCTTCATGACGGATCAGGATCGTGATGGATCACATATCAAAGGTCTAGGTATTAATTTGTTTCAAGATCAATGGCCCAGTTTAACACGAATTCCTGATTTCATTGGATTCATGAATACACCAATTTTAAAAGCGAGAAAAGCGGATAAAGAATTGCTCTTTTACAATGATGGTGAATACGAACAATGGAAAAAGGAAAATCCAGAATCAATTGTAAAATCGTGGAAAATCAAATATTATAAAGGTTTGGGTACCAGTACGGGAAAAGAATTCCGCGAATATTTTGAAAATAAGAAAATAGTTGGATTCAAATTTGATCAGGAAACCAGTAACAATGCGATTGATATGGTTTTCAATGATAAACGCGCAGATGATCGTAAAGATTGGTTGGCGAAATATAATCGCGAATCCTATTTAGATACCAGTAAAAAATCCGTCACTTATGACGAGTTTATTGATAAAGAACTGATACACTTTTCCAAGTATGATTGCGATCGTAGTATTCCAAATTTAATGGATGGACTCAAAATTAGTTTAAGAAAAATATTGTATTCAGCGTTTAAACGTAATTTGACACAAGAAATCAAAGTGGCACAATTTAGTGGTTATGTATCAGAACATTCTGGATATCATCATGGTGAGGCATCATTGAATGCAGCGATTGTTGGAATGGCTCAAAATTTTGTCGGTTCAAATAATATCAATTTGTTATTACCGATTGGTCAATTTGGAACCCGAATTCGAGGTGGTCAAGATAGTGCAAGTGAAAGATATATATTTACTGCACTCAATAAGTTAACAAGAACTATTTACCCACAAGCAGATGATGCTGTATTAAAATATTTGGATGACGATGGTCTTCTAGTGGAACCGATTTATTACGCACCGATCATTCCAATGGTTCTCGTCAATGGAAGTAAGGGTATTGGTACTGGTTTCAGTACAGATATTATGTGTTACAATCCTTTGGAAATCATAAATTACTTGAAAGGAAAGTTGACTTTTGTGGCAGAGTCGTCAAACCAAGTCGACTTCAACCCTTATTATGAAGGTTTCAAAGGAACCATTGAAAAAATTGCCAATATAACCCCCATTAAATATTTGATCAAAGGTGTTTATGAAAAAGTAGGAACCGATAAAATTCGTGTAACCGAATTACCTGTTGGATTTTGGACAGAAAAATTCAAAGAACATTTGGAATCGCTTTTGGAGCCAGTAGACAAGGCAGGAAAAAAGTTGACACCAATTATTAAGGATTATGACGATATGAGTAAAGATATCAATGTTGATTTTACCATTACTTTTGCCAAGGGTAAAATTGAAGAATTAGAAGCCACTATTGGCGATAATGGTTGTAATGGATTAGAGAAATTATTGAAACTTTATACAACGAATACTACCACCAATATGAATTTGTTCGATGCAAATGACAAATTGAAAAAGTATGAAACGGTTCAAGAAATCATTGATGATTACTTTGGTATCCGTTTGGATTTGTATCAAAAAAGAAAAGATTATTTGATTGAAGCATTGACCAAAGAATTGATTTTGTTATCGAATAAAAAACGTTACATTATGGAAAATTTAGATGGATCAATTGATTTGAGAAGAAAGTCAAAGCAAGAAATTCATACTTTGTTGAAAGGGCGAGATTATCAAGTGATTGATGATGATGAAGATTATAAATATCTGGTAAAAATGCCGATGGATAGTGTGAGTCAAGAAAATGTGGGACGTTTGGAAAAAGATCATGCAAATCAAGAACAGTTGCTGGAAAATACTAAGGCAAAAACGGTGAATCAAATGTGGTCCGAAGAATTGGATATTTTAAGACAACTATATTTGGAATTTAAAGAGGAACGAGAACGATCTATGAATCAATCCGATGAAAAATCGACAGATAAAAAAAAGAAGATTAAAATTGTTAAGAAATAAAATAAGTTTATAAAACTATCTTCTCATTAAATTTTTTTTACTTTTATTTAATTTTGTTATAAATTTTTTTTATTCTTAATTTTATAACAACTTAACGTAAATAAAAAGTATTTATGAATCGGACTTATTATTCTTCCAAAGAAATGGTATTTGAAAAAGGATTTTTGGATGATTGTGTAGATGCTACTTACATAATTCATTTAGAAGGGAATGGAAGACTCGATCATATCAACCAACAATTGGAACTATATCATCCAACCAAAACGGTCATTCTTGTTTTCAATAAAGGATACAAAAAAACCGGCAAAAAATTACCTCAAAATACTCCCACATATGATTTAATCGATGTCTTTATCAATGTTTTTAAAGATGCTCGAGAGAAAAAATACAACAATATTTTGATTTTGGAAGACGATTTTATTTTCAGCGAAAAAATACTGGATTCAAAAAATACTGGATCCATAATCAAATTTATTCATTCCAGAAATCAAAAGAGAGAAAGTTTTCTCTATGTACTCGGATGTTTACCATGGTTTCAAATACCGATAACGATACCAATGGATTTTGATTTTTTTACAAGGAAAGTATTGGTAAGAACCGGTACTCATGCTTGTATTTATTCAAAAGAATTAAGAGATAAAGTTTTGGCATTCGATCAGTCCTCCATAAGTGACTGGGACGTTTATACGAATTGGTATTTTACAAATTATATGTTTTATGAACCCTTGTGTTATCAACTTTTTCCAGAAACCGAAAATAAAAAATATTGGCTCTATCTTTTTGGAATCAGTGAATTATTCAATTTGTTATTGAAATTTTTTGAAATGGATAAAAAAGCAGAACCCGGATTTTCCTTTTTTTATTGGTTCTCTCTTTTGTTTTTTATTTTTTTATTTTTTCTGTTTTGTTTTTACTTTTTTTGGGCCTATTTTTTTCTAAAAAGTTGGAGTTGGAAAAATAATAATATCGATATAAAAATAGAGAAACTTTTATAAAATGAGAATTTTAGGCATATTACCGTTTTTCATTTGTATTTTTCCCTATTTTTCATTTAATATTAAGATCACCAATCATAAACAAAGTATTAAACCTATGATTCCAAGCCTTCAACATACGAGAGAATTTTATACCAAAGAAAAGGATTTAGTGATTTTAGAAAATATTTCAAAAATGATAAATAAAATTCAAAAAAAGACCTATTCTTTTTTGAAATTGGCCCGATATAAAAACATTCCACCTACTTTACTTCTGATTTTTACTGGAGGATATTTAGTACAGCCTTCCATACCCCTTTTATTATCTTATTCCAATTTTTTGGTGGCCACCATCAATACCATTCTAATCATGATGAATAGTATGGTACTGAACGATCTTTTTGATATAGAAATAGATCGTATCAATAACCCAAAAAGACCATTGATTAATGGAGAAATTACAAAGAGAGAAGCACAACTTTTCTCTCTTTTGTTAATTTTCATAACCGAATTTTTAAATTTTAAGTTTTTACCACAAAGGCTACAAAAGATCATTCATTTAGCCCTTTTACAAATCCTTATTTATACACCGATTTTGAAACGTATTCCTTTGATTAAAAATTTGTCGTGTGCTTCTCTCGTTTCCTTTGCTGTTTATTTTGGAGGTTTGAGTGTTTTTAATTCTTCTTTTTATGGATCATCTTGGAATGATTTAGAAAAAGGAAGTGAATTATTGAAAATCGCTACTACTTTTATCTTTTTAGGATCTTTTCAAAATGAATTGCTTTTGGATATGAGAGATGTAGAAGGAGATAGAGAAAATGGAATTATAACTATTCCTACCCTTTTTGGTAAAGCGAATTCTTGGAAACTGGCGAACATGATTTTGTTTACCAATTTACTTGTTAATATACAAAAAATAATTCAATTGATTGATTTAAAAACGGGAACTATTTTTTTACTTTTGTTTTCTCCTCTTTTTTATCAATTGAGAGATATAAAAAAGAAAAAATATGATAAAAAGATTATACGGGAATCAGTAAAAAATACCAATGGACCACTTTTTATGGTAATGCTTTTTTTAATGGTTAAGGGAACCAAGGTTCCCTTATGATCCCTCCTTTTTAAATTAAGGGAACCAAGGTCTTCACTACGTTATGCCTTATGATCCATCCTTTTTAAAATAAGGGAAACAAGGTCTTCACTACGTTATGCCTTATGATCCCTCCTTTTCAGGGAAAAATCCAGGAAAAAAGCAAGAGATAAAAGCAAGGTTATAAAAAGGAGGGGTCATAGGGGAACCTTGGTTCCCCTAAAACCAACCGTTAAATACGAGTTCACGATCTGTATTATCTGGCATAATAGGATGAGCAATTGGAATGGCGAGAGTACTGACATCATTCAAATATTTCATATATCCTTGTGCTTCGCTATAGACTTGTTCAATACAGTAGTCTAGGACCATTTTATTTAAATTCGCAACTTGTTCAGCAATATGATGTGGTTGATTCGCAGAATATTGTAAGAAAATACTGCGCATAATGATTTTCAAGGAATCACAATCTTGTTCACCAATAATGTATTGACCATTTGATTTTTTATATATAGCCGCTCTTAATCCATTTTGAATCATTTGAATGTTGGCTTGAGAGAAAAAAGCAATCGACAATTTGGTTTCGTGCCATAAGCCTTCAGTCGGATTACGATAAGTTGAACATTGATGGGCTGGTATTTTATCAAACATAGAAAAAAGAGTGGTTGTATTAGGAGTTTTAATATCTACACGTCCATTCAAATTATTGTTAATATTGGATTCATAATTTGTATTTAAAGGATTTAATGCACCTTTTTGTGAATTTTTCATATTTATATTATTTTGCATTTACTTTTTATTTTTATATATATACTTCCGAGAAAAGTATATTCTAAAGTAATATATATATTATATTTTAAAATAGATGGCAACTTTTCAGAAAATTATAATTACATGTGCTATTATTATACTAATTATTTCACTTATTTTTATAAGTTTTGCACTAGTTTATTCACAACAAAATGCAACATGGCCACCAGTTGTAGGTGATTGTCCGGATTATTGGATCGATACTTCAGGAAATGGAGCAAATTGTGTGAATGTAAAAAATTTAGGAACCTGTCCGGCTACCAACGGACAACCTCATTTAACAATGAATTTTAATAGTTCTGTTTTTACAGGATCAAATGCTACATGTGCTAAATATAAATGGGCTAACAATTGTGGTATTTCTTGGGATGGTATAACATATGGTGTGGCGCCTCCTTGCTAAGGGAACCTTAGGTTCCGCTACGACCCCTCCCTTTCAGTTTTTCAGGACTTTGTCCTGAAAAACGTAGTCCCTTCGGGTAGAGATAATATTATATAACTCGGCGCGTGTTTCTACAATTATTTCTACAATGATATTTTGCAAAGCATTATATGATTGTTTATTTTCTTTGTAGAAACTCGCGCCGAATTATTAATAGTAAATATAAATATAAATGTATTTATATATACTGAATATGAATACAATAAAACATAAAGAATCCATTAATGAGATTAATAATAAATCCCTCCCAGAAGGGCAGTTTTTCCCTTGTGGGACCACTTTTCCAAAAGTGGATTTAATGAAGAGAATCACTTCTCTCCCTGATGTATTAATCCAAATTATTCAAGATTATATACCTAGAAAAAGATTGGTTTTTTTAAATAAAGAATATTATATTTTCTATCATCCCTTCATAAAAAATATGATTTTAAAAAAGGAATATGAAAATTATATTCGGGATACTGTTAGGAGAGATCATTATTTTGTTTTTGAGCAAATAACAAGAGAAAATTTTAAAAGATGGTTATCAATTCGTAATTACAGATACAAAAATTCCATTTATTCAAGTTATATTTATTTTTTGAAAGATTTTTGTTTGGTCAATGATTCAACCAATTGTCGTAATTTTTTGAATACTTTTTTAAAAGAACAAGGAATTGGTAAAAATCAACATAAAAAGAATGTTGTTAAGAATATAAGAAATTAAATTTTATATTATTTATATTTTTATAAAATGAATTTAAATAGTAAAAACATGGAAAATAATATAATTATTAAAGAGAAAGAGAAAGATAGAGAAACATCAGAATTAAATTGGAATGAAATTCTAAATAGAACTGAATTAGTTGAACAAATTAAACATGTCTTAAAAAATATCGAAGTATCAAATATTCAATCAAAAAGAGGCATCTATCTTTATGGAAACTCAGGAATTGGTAAAACAATTTTTATGGAAAATCTGTTAAAGGAAATGGATTATAATATAATTTATTATAATGTGGGTGATATTAAAAATAAATCCATATTAGATGAAATTTTGAATAATAATATTTCTAGTAATAGCATCATTAGTATGTTTCAAAAAAAAATCAAAAAAAATATTATATTCATTGATGAAATTGATTCTATGAATACGAATGATAAAAGCGGATTGAATACTCTAATTAAATTAATAAGACCCAAAAAAACGAAAAAACAGAAATCGGAAAAAATATCACTGATACCGATTGTTTTTATTGGTAGTTATTATGTGGATAAAAAAATAAAAGAACTCATCAAAGTTTGCCATAATTTTGAATTAAAAACACCAACAAACTCTCAAATTAAAAATTTATTACTACATTTTATAAAAGAAGATGAGAATAAATTGACAATGATGGAAGAAATGATTTCTTTTGTTCAAAATGATTTTCGTAAATTAATGATCATT